ACCGTATGCAGAAGAACCAGGTGCTACTTCTGCACGTTCCTCATCTGTCATATCTACAAGGCGAGTACGGTAATTAGCTAGACCACCTTCGTTAAACTTTAAATTTTTACTTCTTTCTCTGGCAGCTTTTATAGCATCTTTTTTATTTGTGTGAACACTTGTTGGCTCTATAACCTCAGCATCTAGCATCATTCTAAGGACATCTTCATCGTATAAATAACCCTTATGTATGGTAGGTACGTTGATCCACTTACCCTTGTATTCGAAAGTAGTAGACTTTTCAGATACCATTTCACCTTCAGGTGGTTTATATACATCCCTACCTGCTTGTGTTTTTGAGCCTGTCTTGGTACCTACTTCAGCCATTTACCTTATCCCTAAGATACTTAAATTTATTTAGGCAAGCTGCCTGACCTTGTAGCCTAAACAAATCTTCTACAGCAGTTGCTTGTTCCATCTGCCTATGCACATCATTTAAGCGTTCTTGTAGCTCTGCGAGAAAAGATTCCCACAGAGCTTTGTCATTTACTAAAGGCTTCAGATTGTGCATTACTGTACTGGGCCTTGTCCTGTATTAGCTGAGAAGCCCTGTTCTCCCGGCTGAGGGGCTGTACCGATACCTATGTTACCTCCACCGCCTCCGGCAGTATCAGTCACTCCTGGTGGCCCTCCTGCGCCCTGAGGGGCTTGTCCAGGTGGAGGTGCTGGGGGAGGGTTAGCCTCTTGGAACTTCTTAAGGATCTCTGCTTGTACCGCAGCATCACCCAAAGAGTTTACAAGCTTGTCTGGATCAAGATCCATTGACTTAGCAATCTCACGAATAATGTAATCCATCTTAGCGAATGGTGCTAGTACTGGATTCTGTACCACTTGTAAGAACTGCATCAGTCTCTGACTACGTACTTCATTAGCCATCAAGCTTTCTGTACCACGAGCTTTTACATCGAGGTCACCCTTGATTTCAGGGTCGTAGTCAAACTGCATGTTGAAGTGGAAGAATGCTTTTGCTAGTGGGCCTAGGAGGTAATCATCTACGTTTTTAATTACGTTTCTGATACTACCATTAGCTGCAGACATAAGCATAGAAATGCCAGAGGCTGTTCTACCTACACCAGATACACCTGTCTGCCCGTGGGCAAACGAAGGGAAACCAGTGGATTCATCTGCAAGTACCCGAGCCTTATCAAACATTTGCATGTTCTCGTTAGACACGTTAGGGAACTTGGTACCAAAAATAGCTTGGCCGGGTGCACCGCCTTGACGACGAAAGACTTTGCCAGGGTATACTGAAAGGTCTTGACCAGGTACTAGGTTAGTCTCATCCACTTCGATCAACATATTACCTGACAGTGCGGCATTGTCAACAGCCATACGCATAAAGCCGTTCATCAAAGTCTGAGTATCATCCATGTTTTCAGCAAGACCTACCCCAAACATAGAGTATGGGTTCACTTCGTAAGGTACTGAATAATAAGGAATAATAGAAGGTGTGAATGGGTTGATAACCAATCGGAGTACTTGTCCATTACAAACCCAGATGTTTACGGACACTTGATCCATATCCTCTAGGTCTTCTGGAATCTCTACATCGTGACCTTCAAGTACTTCTGTGTCTACGTTACCCCAGAACTCCAGTACTTCGAAGCGTTCTGCACTAGCTTGCTGGGAGTCATCTTCCATGACCTGCTCCCACCACTCTTTAGTGTAGGACTCACCCATGTTGACAGCAGTATCAATGGAGTTTTTACGGAAGAAAGGACGGTTCTTAAGTCCACGTAGTTGAGTACGAGACATCTTGTGGCGTTCTACTACATACTCAGCTTCATCCATATTGGCTGCGTCTGGGTCTGGGTAGAAGTTCCAGATAGATACAGAAGATGTTTGAGGTACTGTTTTAAAAGTAGGGGTGTAGTCACCAGTATCTGACCAGTCAGGGTATTCTTTATCTACTGCAAACGGACCTTTCATAATCCCTGTACCAAACAAGGCGCATTCGAAGGCTGCTACACGTAACTGTTTGTTTGCATTAGATTCTTCCAGCTGGTCATGGATTTTCTTTTCCATTTTCTTAGCTGAAATCATTGCTGGGTGAATGGTAATCTCAGTTGCAGTATTACCTGTACCCTCTTTTAACTCATCTATTACAGGAGAGAGTTTATTTTCTAGTCCTGCAAGACGTTCACGTAGATCTGTAGTAGTTTCACCGGGGCGTAGCTTCATTTCCTCAGGAGAAAACTCTGCCTTAGCCTTTTTCATGTCTGGGTTAGACTCGAAGTTTACTGACTCTGCTACACCCTCTGGAAGAGTTGTAGGATCAATAGAGATGGGAAACTTGTTGTTGCCGAAGAGTACCTCAACGATCTGACCGTAAGCTGCCAAGACTTTTGTCTTAGTAACTTTTACAAATACTTGGGATTTCTCCGTGGAAGTAAATTGTACATCAGATCCGTAAAGACCACGGTAGTTACGATAAGCTTTTACCCAACGAGTTTCCTCAGTCTCACGTGCAGTAGAAGCTTTAGAGTACCGTTCCTGTACCAGAGACACAACTGTACCAGCCATAGGATCGGAGTAACTACCTTCGTCCGTGTCTTCAATAGCATTAGAACCCTCGGAGTCCATAGCCATTTCATTCTCAAAGAGTTCGTCTTCTTCCATATTACTTCCTAATAGCCAAAGGTTGGATCACTTACTTGAAACCCTGTATTTGAAGCTGGGTTGTAATCAAATAAACTACTTCTTGGTCTTGTCATCACACCATAACGTAATGCATCGTAAAGGTGATCTTCTGCATGTGTATCTACATCTTCAGGGTTATTCTTATCTAAAGGTATAGATGGTAGTTGGGAGATTAAGTTCTTACAAGTATTAAAGATTACCATCCTAGGTTGTTCTGTAAACTCATCTACTTGAAGTCTTCTGTGTATTTCGTTTTTACCGGAAACCCTAGAACCTTTGGATCTATCTGCAGGTCTCCATCGGCATCCTTTAACAATCATTTGTTCTGCCAAAGAGGGTCCAGTATCACCTCGTTTATGCCAAAGAGAACTGTCGAGTACACCGTAACGTATTTTCTCTTCGGACTCAACATCTAAAATCATATCTGCAAGATCAGTAGCTAAAACTTTCTGTACGTACATCTCACGATAGATAATCAACTGTTCGTCAGGAGCTACTGCAATCCAGACTACACCACTGTAAGATCCGTAACCATAGTCAGCTGCTCTAAATTTTGCCCAACTGGAAGGTATGTCAAACGGCTCAATAACGTGGAGCTTTCTGCTAAACTCTGGGAAAGCTGCACCTTCATTAATATCCCAATCTCCTTCGAGCAACTGTCTTCTTTGATGCTCTGGTAGGGATAGCAGGTTAGCTTCATACATACCATCATCTGCAAGATAGGGATTGTCAAACAAAGTGGCAGGAATAAATCTTCTTTTAAATAATGGCTCACCCGCTCTAGAGTGACCTTTGGGCCAGGTGATAGTTTCACCAGTGTCTGTATCTGTAGCCCAGAAAGCTTCTCTAGGTCTGCCGGGATCAATAAAGGTTTTCTTAACCCATTGGTGACCCGGACCCCCAGGGTTAGTAGTAGCCCTCATATAGAGGGGTAGTCCACTGCTTGAGGTAGAACGTAGACGTGACCTCATGTAGTTCCAAGGATACGGAGATGACCACTGAGTAAGTTCGTCAAAACCAATCCAGTTAAATGCTTGACCCTGGTACCTCATGACGTCATCGTCACGGTCAAGGTACGACATCCAGAGTGTAGCACCACTTGGTGCAATCCAAGTCTTATCTCTTTCCATAAACTTAATACCTGGGATAGCCCGTGGGTATAGTTGTTTAGATACTGAGATAAGCTCCCGAAGTTCTTCTGTACTACGACGAACAAGAAGCATCTGTGCATTAGGGTTGTTCAGATACCGTACTGGATCTGCAACCATAGCGTAAGACTTACCGCCACCAGCTGAACCACCGTAGAGAACTTCCTGCTCTGTAGATGCAAGAAAGTCTGTCTGTGGGCCGGGGTTAGGCTCAAAGAGTATTTCTCTCTGAGCTTTCTCCACATCAATCGGCGGTGGTTTGACCTGCGCTGGAACTGTCTGCGACTGGTCGTCTTTTACCGAGTCTGTTGCTTTCGAGCTTCTCCGCTTTTTCTGCTGCCTCTTTGTACCTTTGGGCATAGAAACGCTGGATTGAAGCTGCTGTCTTACGTTTTTGCTCAATCTTAACCCTCTTAAACAAACCTACATGGGAGACACTTCTACCAGAGACTTCACTTAACCAAGCAGCTACCTCTCGATAGCTGTACTGGTTCAAGTGTTTTTTAGCTTGTTCAAAAAGCTCAAGTTCTTCTGGGATTGGTTGTAGTATATCAGGATCATCTGGGTCTTGTCTATACCCAAAAGGAATAAACCTTCCTATCCTTACTAACGGTACCCATTCCCATTCACCATCAACCTTTTCAGGTTTAGGTAACTTCCAAGTTTTAGTTTTCATTTTCTTTCGGAGGCAAGATAAACAAAGGACTATCTGTTTTTACTTCAACTTTTTCAGTCTTAACAAAACCAGCACGATCCATAAAGTCTTTTGCTGCTGCCATCTTCTCTTTGTTGCCCAAATCGGTGGGTGATCTCATTACTTGCATCATAGCCCATGCTGCTGCAGGACCACGAGTTGCGATGAAGTCTTTAGTTCTTTCTGCTACCTCGTCTTTTAAAACGGACATAACAGTAGTCGAGGACGTACCTTCGGCATACCCTGCAAGCTTTAGAGCTTTTACAGGGTTGCCTTCGGCTTCTTCAAACAAAGCATCCAAAAATGCTTGTTGTTTTTCAGTTAGCTGTCTCGCCATAAAATCGTTCTCTTATTTCTGATCTGCCGATACCAATATCTTTTAGCTCACGGTCAGACATATGGGTGAGAATAAAGTAATCTGCTCGTCGTTGCTGTGCGTCTTGAATTGTTTTTAGTGCTGATTTAGCCCAGGTCTTAAACATTGTAGTCTCCAGTTAGATTTAATCTGTTGGTTTAATGCCAACTGGAGTCTAGTTTTACATATACAGTTATAACATACTAGAGTTAATATTGCAACCCCGTTATGCATTACGTGCTGGGTTATAGAATTGTTTAACGGATATAAACACTTCTAGATTGCCACTTGCACCGTCAAAAGCGGAGATGCTATCTCCTGCATGTAGGTGTATTCTATCGGAAGTAACTATGTTGTAGACATCTTTACCCGGTACAGCTTTATCATTTATAATGTGATGGTATGTATTTGTATCTGCATGATACCACTGCAGTGTAATGTTTTGTACTGCAGTAGAGCCATTACTTACATGCAAGAAGTCTACAGTGGCATCGTGAAAGGGAGGGCAGGTATAAATAACATTAGCACTGGCACCGCCAGCAGTAGCGGTAACAGTTAGAGCTTCCGTATCGGTAGTGTAAGTGCGAGTATTCTGTTGCATAGATTACTATTTCTTTGATTTTTTACGGGTTGCCATAAACCGATTAAAACTTCTTTCAGTTTGTCCCATAGAGATAGGAAGACCCGCAGCTTTTCTTTGCTCAGCTGACATATTTTTAAACTTGGCATAAGTAAGAGTTGCATCAAGGTTTTTATTTTTAATGTATGCTTTAGCCTTAGCAGTGTTTTCAGCGGCAGTCTTAGAGTTTCTACGTGCTACTTCAGCACGACCATCGCCACGGCCACCTTTAACAAGATTTTTAACCTCCACTGGTTCTGGTGTAAATCCACTTACATCAGATGCAGGTCTTGCTTTTGGGCGTAGGGATTTTTTAGGTGCTGTTTTTGTAGGAGCTTTCTTTAGATCCTCTGCATAAACAGCAGCCATTACTTTACCGTTCTTGTCGGTGTAATAGAGTGCCCCTGCTTTTTTAGCAGCTGCAATACTTTTATATTTTCCAGCTTTGGCTTTTTCTTTTGCTAAAGTTGAGCCTTTACTTTTAATCTGGTTGTTTAAGTATGTTGTAAGTGATACAGCCATTACTTCTTTCCTTTTGACTTAGTTACTTTTTTAACTACCTTAGTAGTCCAAGCTTCATTTTCAGGAGTAGTGGGATCATCTTTTACAAAGTGTCCCTTGTCAGTGCGAGCACGAACCTTTTTTACCGTAAGGATCTCATCAACCTTAGAATCTACGCACCACATCTGACCGTAGGGATCAATAGCTGCTAGCACATCACCCATACGAGTCGTTACATTTTCCTCGGTTACGACATAACCATGCTTTTCAAGTTCGTCTTTGTGATCTAGAAAGTTCATTTCTTTTTACCTTGAGTTGCTTGCATTGATGCACCACAGTTTGCTTTAACCACGCCACCGTGCTTATAACCAGATACAGTAGGCTTCTTTTTAGCCATACCACCACCCATATAACCAGATTTATGATCGGAGTCTTTCATAATACTCCCATCTGGCATCTT